CCCTTAACGTCACCCACTATAGGCACAAAGTCTAATGCAAAGGAGGCAAACTCTTTTGTGGATATTCCACTTTCTTTTACAAGACCTAACTCTTCTACTCTTTTTTCTGCCGCAGCCATCTCAGCATTGTATTTATCCGTAACACTTTGAGTGTTTAAACCAGAAGCTTCTTCATCAATCTCTCTTTGTAGCCTAGCAAAGTAGTCTTCATTACTCTCAACTACACCACCCTGATTAAAGTTTTTAGTTACCTTGTCTGTTATTTTATTAGCCCAACCCTCAGGTCCAGACAAATCTTCTTTCGGTTCGTAGCTATTACCGTTAGTTCTTTTATGAACTAACATATCAGATGCAGCCCTCTCAAGTTCTAGGTAGCTATCAAAGAACTCTTTGTCATCATCAGATGTACCCTTATCTTCACCAGAACGATACTCTTGAAACTTTTTAGTTGTNTTTATATTATTCTCATGGTGCTCTACATAGCTAGTAGTTCTTCCGTTAGGTCCAAGAAACTCTTCGTCTAGGTTATCCCACATTTCATTATCTAGTTCATGGGCACTACTATAGTTAATAAACCTTTTTAGTATCTCAACTGCACCCTCACCATATTCCTTAGAGAAATGCTCTGGGTCTTCCTCATACATTTCAGAGAGCATACCAAAGCCCCTGTGTCTAAACTCATGAGATATGACTGCCTTACTAGCTAGTAAGTTAGCACCAATACTTACTCCTTCTTTACCGTCAAGGTTATAGTATGCATTGTCTGTTGTGTCAGGATTAAAGCCCTCTCTATTTTCTCTAATAGTTTTAACAACCTCAGGGTCAAAACCAATCTGAGCAATAGGGTCTAGTTCTTCAGATAACCCAGCTTCGTACTCAGTGTTCCCAAAGCTTACAAGGTCAATCTTATCAAGGTATTTTTGTATTCTTTTCTTTAATGGTTCTTTATCCGCCATTAATCTTATCCCTTAATTTAGTTAAAGAACGTAAAGCCCTTAGTTCACCTTGAATACGGTATATCTCTACAAGATCATCAAACTGTTCTAGTTGCCTATAAGCAAACTGGATACGAGAATTAATCTCGTCAAGCATTGCATCCCACTGTGGCTTATTATTTACTACTAGTTTTAATTCATTCATTGTACTGGTGTACCTTGACCATTAGCTGAGAAGCCCTGTTCTCCTGGTTGAGGGGCCATACCTGTTCCGATAGTACCACCCCCAGCCCCAGTAGGATCGGAAGCCTCAGCCCCTGCTACAGCCCCTCCCTGAGGTGGTTGCCCTTGTGGGGGTCCACCTTCTGGTGGTGCTGCCTCTGGATTCTCTGCTTGAAACTTTTTAAGTATCTCAGCTTGGATAGCTGCATCACTCATAGAGTTTACTAGCTTGTCTGGGTCTAGGTCCATAGACTTACAGATTTCCCTGATAACATAATCCATTCTAGCAAAGGGGGCTAGTACTGGGTTCTGAACTACCTGTAGGAATTGCATCAGTCTCTGACTGCGTACTTCATTAGCCATTAGACTTTCAGTGCCCCTAGACTTAATCTCTAGGTCACCCTTAATCTCTGGGTCATGATCGAACTGCATATTAAAAGAGAAGAATGCCTTAGCCATTGGTCCTAGCAGGTAGTCATCTACATTCTTAACTACGTTACGAATAGAACCATTAGCAGCAGACATAAGCATTGAGATGCCTGAGGCTGTACGACCAACACCAGATACACCTGTCTGACCGTGAGCAAAGGATGGGAAGCCCGTAGATTCATCTGCCAGTACTCTAGCCTTGTCAAACATCTGCATATTCTCTTGAGATACATTTGGGAACTTAGTTCCAAATATAGCTTGTCCAGGAGCACCCCCTGCCCTACGGAATATTTTTCCAGGATATACTGAAAGGTCTTGACCAGGAGTTAGGTTAGTTTCATCTATCTCAATTAACATATTCCCTGAGAGTGCAGCATTATCTACAGCCATTCTCATGAAGCCATTCATTAGGGTCTGTGTATCATCCATATTCTCTGCTAGGCCAATACCAAATAGATTATAAGGGTTAATCTCATAGGGTACGGCATAGAATGGAATAATACTAGGAGTAAATGGATTCATTACCAGACGTAATACTTGACCATTACACACCCATATATTAACACTTACCTCGTCTAAATCCTTAAGCTCTTTAGGAATATCTACGTCATGTTCCTTAATGACAGAGGTATCTACATTACCCCAAAACTCTAGTACCTCATACCGTTCTGGTTTAGTTTCATTAGAGTCATCTTCCATAGCTTGCTCCCACCACTCCTTAGAGTAGGACTCACCAAACTGAATGGAAGTGTCAATAGCATTACCCCTAAAGAAGGGTCTGTTCTTTAGTGACCTTAATTGTGAACGAGACATCTTATGACGTTCTACTATGTACTCAGCCTCGTCCATGTTAGCTGCATCTGGGTCGGGATAGAAGTTCCAAATAGATACTGAAGATGTTTGTGGGATAGTCTTCATTAGGGGTTCATACTCACCCTCATCATTCCACTTAGGGTATTCCTTATCTACAGCAAACGGACCCTTCATAATACCAGTACCAAATAGTGCACACTCAAATGCTGCAACCCTTAGCTGCTTATTAGCATTTGATTCCTCTAGCTGATCATGTATCTTCTTTTCCATCTTCTTAGCTGCTATCATTGAGGGATGAATAGTAATCTGTGTTGCTGTAGTACCTGCACCCTCTTTTAGATTTTCAGATACAGGCTCAAGGTCATCACTTAAACCAGCAAGTCTGTCTTGCAGTTGTGTCCAAGTTTCCCCTGCCTTTAACTTCGTATCTTCCTTATTAAGACCCTGAGCCTTTTTAATATTTTCATCTGTCTCAAAGTGTACGGATTCAGCCACACCCTCTGGTAGGGTAGTGGGGTCTACAGTAATTGGAAATTTATTATTGCCAAATAATACATCTACTATCTGACCATAGGCAGCAAGAACTTTAGTCTTAGTTACCTTTACAAATACTTTAGATTTCTCTGTGGAAGTAAACTGAACGTCAGGACCATATAATCCCCTGTAGTTACGATAAGCTTTAATCCACCTGTGTTCTTCTGTGAACCTAGCCCTCGAAGCCTTACTGTACTTATCCTGTACCAGACCCACAATAGTCCCTGCTAAGGGATCAAGAGTTTCATTCTCTTTAACATCGTCCATAGCACTTGTCTCTTTACGATCCATAATGCCTTCAAATTCTTCTTCTTCCATATTTATTCCTTAGTATCCGAATTGTTCGTCTGCTGCTTGAAAGCCAGAGTTTTCTGTAACTGTAAAATCAAATAGGCTGCTTCTTGGACGAGTCATAATACCATATCTAAGTGCATCGTAAAGGTGATCTTCTGCATGGGTATTGACATCTTCTGGGTTATTCTTATCTAGTGGTAGTGCTGGTAATTGAGATATTAAGTTCTTACAACTATCAAACATTACTAGTCTTGGTTCATCTGTAAATTCATCTACCTGTAATCTTCTGTGGAGTTCGTTCTTACCTGAGACCCTAGAGCCTCTGGACCTGTCTGAGGGTCTCCACCTACAGCCCCTCATAATCATTTGTTCTGCTAGTGAGGGTCCACTGTCTCCCCTCTTGTGCCAGAGAGAACTATCCAATACCCCGTAACGTATCTTCTCTCCCTCTTCTACTTCCATTATCATATCTGCTAGGTCTACTGCTGTTACCTTAGATACATACATTTCCCTATAAACTATTAATTGCTCACTGGGACTAACTGCTATCCAGACTACTCCAGTGTGAGAACCGTATCCATAGTCACAAGCCCTAAACTTAGCCCACCCATTGGGTATGTCATAAGATTCTACGACATGAATATTACGATTAAACTCTGGGAATGCTGCCCCCTCATTAATATCCCAATCACCCTCTAGTAGCTGCCTACGTTGATGCTCTGGTAGGGATAGAAGGTTTGCCTCATACATACCATCCTCTGCCAAATACGGATTATCAAATAGTGTAGCAGGTATGAACCTACGTTTGAATAGGGGTTCCCCCTGACGACTGTGACCCTTAGGCCAGCAGATAGTCTCACCCGTGTCTGTATCTGTAGCCCAAAAAGAACTGTTAGGTTTATCAGGATCAATAAAAGTCTTCTTAACCCACTGGTGTCCTGGACCTCCAGGATTGCTTGTAGCCCTCATATAAAGAGGTAAGCCACTGGCCCTAGTAGTACGAAGCCTACTCCTCATATAGTTCCAAGGGTAGGGTGTGGGCCACTGTGTAAGTTCATCAAAGCCAATCCAGTTAAAGGCTTGACCTTGGTATCTCATAACGTCATCATCTCTATCAAGGTATGACATCCAGAGTGTGGCCCCACTTGGTGCTACCCAAGTCTTATCCCTCTCCATAAACTTAATTCCAGGAACTGCCTTAGGGTATAGTTGCTTTGATACTGAGATTAGTTCCCGTAGTTCTTCAGTACTTCTTCTTACTATCAACATCCTAGCATTAGGATTACCAAAGTATCTAACTGGATCAGCTACTAAGCTATAAGACTTACCCCCTCCAGCACTGCCACCATATAGTACCTCTTGTTCTGTAGAGGCTAGGAAGTTTGTCTGAGGTCCAGGATTAGGGGAAAAGATTACCTCGTCAGGAGATAAGTTCTCTTCCTCATAGAGGTTCGGCTCCAGATTCGATACCACTACTGGATTTAATTCCTTTAAGGTCTTTACCTCCGATCCTTTGGCTTTCAAACCTTTCGGCTTTTTTGATCGCTTCTTGGTATTTTTCGGCAAGCCTACGTTGGTTTGAAGCTGATTTCTTACGTTTTTGCTCAAGTTCTACTCTCTTCATTAATCCTACATGGGAGATGTATCTGCTTGATGCAGTACTCAACCAAGCAGCTACTTCCCTGTAACTATACTGACCTAAGTGCTTCTTAGCTTTCTCAAGCAGTTCTAGTTCCTCTGGTATTGGGAGTAGTATATCACGATCAGTGGGGTCTTGTAAATACCCAAAAGGAATTATTCTTCCTACTCTTACTACTGGTAGCCACTCAAAGTCTTCATCATCAAACGGTACTGGAAGTCTCCAGCTTTTCTTAACTCTACTCATCTTTAGGTGGTAGGATAAAAAGTGGGTTAGAGGTAGATACTTCTACTTTGTCTGTAGCCTTAAACCCACTCCTATCTAGTACATCCTTAGCAGCTAACATCCTCTCCTTATTACCTAAGTCAGTAGGATTCTCTAATACATGCTGCATAGAGTAAGCTGCCTTGATAGCTGTAGAAGAGATGAACTTCTTTGTCCGATCTGCAATCTCTTCTTGTAATGCATTAACAATAGTTGCCGTAGCTAGAGTATCACAATAACCTGCAAGCTTTTTAGCTTTAGTTGGGTTACCCTTGGCTTCCTCAAATAATACATCTAAGAATTTCTGTTGCTTCTCAGTTAAGTTCTTGCCCATCTCTTTTCCTTATTGTGTAGAATAAATCTTCTTTCGTATCTCACCTCTTGAGATACCAATGTCTTGTAACTCTCGGTTACTAAGGCTCATAAGAATTTCATAGTCTGCCTTCTTCTGTTGCATCACTTGAATCTTTTTTATAAGTCGTCTAAACATAACTAGTCCTCTCTGTGTTTAACTCTCTATGAGTGAGACTAGTTATATCATATTAATTAATTAATTAGAACAGACAATACTGCAACCCCGTTATGCTTACTTACGATTAGGGTCGTAGTACTCCTCTAAAGAAATTAGTAGTTCTAATGTTCCACCTGTAGTAGACCAACCAAGAAGTTCATCCTTTGGGTGTAAGTTAAAGTAAGCACCACCTACGACTAAGTTCCTAATTGAATTAGGCAACATCACTAGTTCTTTTGCTAGGTAGTGCTTACTCCCATCATCTTCATGATGGAATTGTATAGAGACTCTTTGTTCCTCTTCAGTACTATTGCTTAGATGTAAATACCTAGTGATAGCACTGAACTTAGGTGGGCAAGTGTAAATAAGATCACTTACCCCCTGAGCCTCTAAAGTTACTCCGTGTGTGTGGAATTTAGAATTACTAAGGTCGGGCACTACTTGGCCCCTCTTCCCTTAGCTGCCTTTTTAAAATTCATAGGTGCACCTGCTGAACCCTTACGACCAGAACCCTGTCTTAAAGCTGCCTCGGCCTTCTTCTCTACGTCAGATTTTAGACGAGTTACAGTTACCTTTGGAACAGTTGCCTCTCCTGGTTTTGCTGTGTTCTTATTAGGTCTAGCATTAGGACGTAAGGAACTAGCAGGGTTAGAACCCTTAAGGTCTTTACCCTTAGAATTAGCCCAAGCTGTAAGTGCATTACCTTTGAATTGACCCTTGTTACGTTTCTTCCAAGTGTCCAGTTGAGGCTTAGTAACAGCAAGCATCTTCTTACCATTCTTATCTTTGTAATAAATAGAGCCAGCTTTCTTAGCTGCACTAATAGATGTATATGTTTGCCAGTTAGCCATTACTTAATCCAATCCCAGTTAGCTTTAGGCCATGTCTTCATGGCTATTCTTTTCATTGCAGAACCAGTTACAGAGGGAGTCTTCTTCCAAATTGTCCCAGAGTTAGAACTTGGATACTTAGCCTTTTGACTCTGACCACTCCACCATGCCTTAAGCTCTTTCATATTAGAGGGTGCTCTAGTGAATGTCTGCCTCTTTGTTCCCCTACCATTAGCATCCTTATAGTCAGCTAACATAGTCCAAGACTTAGTACCTACACCACCAGCAGAGGCATAGTTACCGATAGGCTTTACAGTTCCAC